CAAGTTTATTCACCTCAGTATCTATCACAGTCCCCAATCCCGCAATTTGCCTTCTTATTTCTTCATACATTCCGGCTTCAACAGGATTACCAAATTTGACATTACTTTTCTTTAATACTTTATCATAAGCTTTTTCTATTTTACTCAACTCGTTATTACAAGAAGAAGAAAGCTTTTTGAATATTTCTATTGCAGAACTAACATCTTTATTAAGCTGAGAATTATCTACCCCGGTAGCCCAAAATAATGGATTATTATCTATTGCCATAATTAATATACTTTTTTGCCTATTGGTAATTTTTCAAGATTTTCTTCAGTCTTATTCATATCGGAAAATTCATCCAACATTCTAATTATTTCAAGGAAAGACGAATCTTTAACTTCCTGAGGAGACATATGAAAATCTATACAACAAACTACTATTAATTTTTCAAAATCGTACAAGCGGCTATTATCCCCGCTTTCGTGTTCGGGCTCAACTTTTGAATCAAGTCGATAGATTTTAGAAAAGAACTACCTTGTATTCTTTTGTATGCAGCTAAAAATAATAACAGCATATCATCATTCGTTATTTGAGTTGATATATCTTTACCTACAATTATATTTAATACAGAAGACATTATCAATAAATACTTATCCATATATTCAAGTGTTTTTGAAATGTCTCCCTTTTTTATATCTTCTTCCAAATGAGACCAATCTTCTTTTTTTATCCTTATAAGAAATGGATTTATTTCTATCATTTGAGCTACAGTAACAGGTTTTATCTCAATGACCAAATCCTCTTTAACGTATTTAAAAGGTTTACGAAGTATAGCCTCAGCTTCAATATTTAATAATTCCTCTAAATCTTCCATAATTATTTATATTTATTAAAATAGGGTGGTCAACGAATCAACCACCCTATCCACCTTTAATTATTAATTAGCAATTTGATGTTAAAAAGACACATCTTGTTCGTAAGTTCCATTCAATCCTTTATGGTATAAAGCGTCAAATTTAATTGTCAAAGGAACTGTTTCTTGGGCTTCATCAATATTCCCCGATTGAGAATCTATAACATGAGCGTTATATAAAATGTATTTTACCGTTTGATTTACATTGTTTAGCCCTTCTACTTCAATATATTTGTTTGAAACTATTTCATTTCCTATAGACACAAATTTGGATGGAGTAGATCCTGCAACACCTTGAGTATATGTCCCGGGTATAAAATTTTTAGCCGTAGAAAGTAACACACTATGTAAAGAAATAGTAGCCGAAGTAGTTCTACTTCCTTTTCTCGAACGATACGTTGTCCCGTCTGCTGCATATTCTTGCGTAACAGATGCAGCAGGATTATCCCAATTGAATTTACCTTGCTGAATTTCACCAGCAGTTAATTCCGCTAAAGTCGTAGGTGCTACCGTCTCAAGTCCTGTGACATCAGCATATCCTACTTTTGTTAATTTGACCAAGTTCATTGGCCCCTCTATTCCTGGCATTTTATTAAAAATTTATTATTCTATACGTTAATCTTGAAACCGTGTAAATATCATTATAATTTATTGTATCAGGATTATTCTTTTCTGTAGGGCAACTAAGCGTATTTAAACAAAAATATTGAACTAAGTTTTCTATTTGAGGCAATAACACTTTTGCCGTATTAAAATCGAAATATCCCTGTATTTTTTGTAAATATACAAAAATAATCAAATCATCAATTGAATTTACATTATTTTTTTTAATAGGAACACTTGAAAGTACTATGCAATTAGCTGTTTCAGAGGAAGGTTTAACTTCTTTATAAACAGTAAGACCTGTAACTGACAATTGATCCTTAATTTTATCATATATATCCAAAATATTATTCATGAGAAATTATTGATTTTAAAATAGTATAAATATATCCACTCTTTGGAGCAAAAGCATTTAATACTGTTTTAGGTGTTCCTTTAAATCCCCATGATCCCATGCCTTTACCCGACTCAACATCTCCAGCATAAGGAGCAGCAGCGAACACAATACCCACTACACTTTTGCTTGGAATATATGTCCCATCAGGTAAACTTTCATGTCCTATAATGTACCCATTAAGTACTTCATTAAAATCCGATATTCCTTTTGCAGGATCAGTCCCATCAGAAGAAACAGAAGACCAGTTTTTTACTTCTTTACGATCCTTTAATATAACAACGCCGACTGAAGATTGAAGTTCACCCTTGTAATTTTTATAAGAATGAGCACCTCTTGCAAGCAAAGCAAATGAAAGACATTGATTGTAAATAGATTCGGAAATTATATCAAGATCCTTATTAATCTTTTTATCAATCTTTTCTTGAATGTCTTCTATTTTCCAAAGCTGTTTCATTTGACGTAAATTATATTATTGAATTTATTTGGAACTATTAAGGCTATAACCCCCTTATCCCCATTGCAAGTAATATCATCTCCCTTTTTTACAGAAGAAATATCTTCTGATTTTGGAACAAATAATTGAAAAGATACAGGTATTTCTGTCCCGGATGTATTTATAGATAGATTATTAACATTAGGTTGATAATCACAATTGAAAGTAAGTGAACCCATATTTTGAGGTTGCTCCCCTGCTCTAACTTGAGTATATCTATTAACTGATGCTATATATTGGTATCTAAAAGCCACTGCCGTAAATTATTTTGTCTTGTATCGTTTTCAATTTTATTCCATTATCATCCAATATTGCCATTCCGCGTTTTCTCAGACTCTTGCGAGAATTTTCAGAAAGTTTTTCGGAAGTGCTAAGTTGACTATAATCTACATCATCAGCTCTTTCTATCATTCCTAAAGCCATACTGACATAAGTATTATCAGATGTATAAGGATCTATAGAATACATGGTGAGGATAAGAATACCCCTATCCTCATTATCCATGTAACTTTGAAAAGCCTGCAAATTAGTCATAACCCTTAACATATCGAATCCCCTGTAGTCGTATCGTCTGTAACCAAAATAGCCATAGTCTTCCTATGAGTAGGAACAGGTAATGAAGTCAATGAAGATTCTAATGATAATTCACCTTTCTTTGATAATACCGATAAAAGAACATTCCCTTCAGAAGTAGCATACTTATAATCGCTATCAGGTAAACGTTGTTCAGGATCTAGAGTATACATATATTCTCCAAATTGAGTACCTTTAGTCGCTGATACGCGTCCATCTTGGAAACCATTGAAACTCTCTGTAATATTACCATCAGAATCAGCAATATCAATAATATCCTCATTTATAGTCAATGCGGGTAAATTGTATCTGCCTTCAATGTAAATATTTACATCTTCTAATGCAGGATTACCTGTTATCTTAGTACGTCTATTACCAATAGTTATATCCGTATTAAGAATTGATTTAACTTTAGTTTGAGATAAAATCTTACGAATTTCATCTTTGTTCAAAGTTAAAGTATCAATTACAATACCCATATCTTTTCTTACTTTATAGACAAAAGCGTCCAAATCGGCAAGTGCATCGGCATTATCAGTGTCACTCCAAACTGTTGGTACGTGATATTTCTTAATTCCAAAATCTATCTGATATGGAATCATAGCACGATTCTTTGTCTTATCAATAGTAGCCGTACCATTTGAAAGTTCCTCAAGAGTTAATTTATCCATAGAAACTAATGGCATGCGTGCTAACTTTTCAAATTTCCTCAACAATAATTGAGTCCTTTGATCGGTAAGTTGGTCTATTTGTATTTGACTCAAACTCCCTACTCCATTAACTACATTTGATAAAATATAATTCTCAAGTTTTTGTATTTCAATAAGTTCGTCGGATGTAACAGTAATAGTATCACCCCAAGAAGGAAGTGATCCTCTTAAATAAGCCGGTGCTGTAGTTCCTATTAACGGTTTTCCTGAATGAACATCAATTAATGATGCCATAGGAACTCTATCCACTACTTTTTCGATTCCTTTCCAATCCTTAGTTTCATTAAACGTAGGCATAAGATATTTAGGGTATATAGGTGCTTTCATTACCTGTTCAAGCATTGTAATCATTGCCTGAAACTTACCCGAATCTTGTACTAAATCTGTAAATTTTATCATAATATTTTAAAACATTAAATATCTTCCTGTTGCGTTCAAATCAGCTAATCTTAGTGGGGAAATAACAAACGGAAATTTAGAAGTATTTACATCCTCAAAAATCCATGCCGTACATGACAGCCTTTCCCCTCCTTGCACATCCAAGACTCTTTCCTGCAATACAATATTCGGTTTATACTTAATTACAGGATCAGCACCTGCTGCTACCCCATATTCAAGATATGATCCTTCTATAGCACCTGCACATGCACCGGATAATGTAAATACATCATATGCCGAATTAGATGAATCAATTGAAGTAATTGTTACTGCAGCTCCACTTACAAATACGACATCATTAGCTATGAATAAATGCCTTTTGTCTACGCGAGGAGCTGAAGTAGTTCCACCCGCTAATACAAGTGCATTTTTTACAGCATACGCCTGTCTGTTTGACAAATTAACATAAAGCAATGTACCTGTAGGCAAATTAGTACCTAAGGCAACATTTAACGAACCGTCTATCGGTAGAAAAGCACCTCCATTACCCAAATTCCTACCCAGATTATAATTCCAAAGCGGTTTTTGATATGGAGTACCTGCTACTGTTTCAAAATCTTTTGCCATAATTTTTATTTTTTATTTTTCTTTTCAAGTATTCTCTTTATTGAATCTTCAGTTTCCTTATCAGAAACTTCTTCATCTTTTTTATTTGATGAAGAAGACCCATAATCTTTAAATCCTTTTTTTGCCATAGACGCCTTATACTCCGATACTGCTTTTTTAATATCTTCTTCCTTGGATTCAACATTAATAACAGCTCTTACATATCTTTTGTCATCATCATCCAAACCTTTTGAATATTGATCAAATAAAACATTAAAAGATTCTTTCTTTCTTGACTTTTCCCGCTCTGCTTTATCGGCCTTAAATTCCTCTCTAAGATTTTTAAGTTCTTCAATTTCGTTTTTAAGTTCTTCTGGAATTTCAGTTTTTGGAGGATCTGTCTTAGTAGGATCTCCTTTTTTATATTTATCCTCTAATCTCTTTTTGGCATCAGCCAATTTCTTATCCATTGCCGATTGTAATCCTTTAGCCGTAGGCTGCGGGTTATTCAAAATGGCTTCAATTTCTTCAGACGTATAATCTTCTATCGACTTTGGTTTAACTGTTAATGTTTTGATATCATCAACCCATGAATTAAGTTCCTCCTCTGTATCGAAAGACACACCTTTACCGAATTTTTCGTCGATACCCTCTTCTTTGAGTTTATCTGTAATTTTTTCTTTTTCTATTGCCATAATGTTTTTATTTTCAAATGCAAATATATCAATTAATTATAAATAAACAAAATATTCATATTTTTTTTATTGTCCGTTTACTCCACTTGGATTAGCTGGTGGATTATTATCCCCTATTTTAAGTGAAACGGTCTGTTGTTTAGCCTGTTTTAGTGATTCATCATATAAATCACGAATCGTCTTAATCGTTTCAGGATCATTGAAATCGAGTTGGGAAGCTGCATGACTTGGAGTAGTCAATTTAGATCCTACAGCTACGGACATGGTATTTACCAAATCATCTATAGAACTTGGAAGTAAAGAATTATATTTAAATGTTATATTTAAATTATTAATATTTTCATCCTTATATAATACCGAAGACATTTTTTTCAATATAGATATAACGCGTTTTATCATATCATCCCATACAACTTGCTTTTCAGCCATTTTTGCAAATACATGAGTAAACATAAGCATCATAGACTTACTGCTTAAATTACCGGAAATAGCTTTTTCTATTAACTGATATAAATCAGGATACGTAAATCTATATATATCTCTTTCATTGTTATCCATTTCAAGTTTAACTGATTCAGGAGCACTTGCAATTTCAAGATATTTCATATCAGCCCCTTTAGAACCTACATCATCAAGAGAAGAACCATTGGATTGTATTTCATATATTTTTACGGCATCATTTATTTTTGGTTTTTTAGCAAGTTTGCCATAAACTACTATTGCCGGATTACCTATACGAACATTTACATCGGAATGTTGAGAACGAGCATAATTCTGCTTGTCTATCAAATCCATTACAAACCAATACTCAGGATATTCCTGCTCGAAATAAGCAAATAGAAGTTTTTCTATTCCATCAGGATTATTTCTTGGAAATCCATCAACAAGACTTAAATTTTCATACCTATACCATTTATCTTTCAGATATATATCTGTAGTATCTATATTTTCAATAACTTTTTCTCCTATAATCCTATCATTTAGATAATTCACAATTACAGCGTCCATCTTTTCATTTTCATCCTTGTGTCTGTAGACATTATATCCCGTGTTAAGACATAAAAGTTTTCCTTTAATTTTTTCTGTATCGGCATCATAAAAAAATGAAATAGCACTTCTAGTTTCTATAAAAGTGCGTTTAGCCGCTTGCCTAAGAAGTGTAATTATGTTTGAATCTCTCCATACTTTATTAAAAGTATCAAAAGACTTTATGTCTTTTTCATCATTAGAAGTAAGAATAAGATCAATACCCTTTCCTAGTAAAAATGCCGTAGCCGTCATCACTATTTGTTGAGGATAAGGAAGACAAAGCCTTGTGTGTTTTTTTAAATGAGGCTTAAAACTTTTAATATTGGTTTCAGGGTCTATTTCTTCTTCTTTAACCCATTCGTCTTGTAATTCAGGATCATATAATATCTTATGATTGTTCTCATAAAATTCTATACTTCTTCTTATATCGCCTTGATTTAATGGACTTAAATTTTTTTCCAACAATGTAAGTTCGTGAGAAATATTATTTAATGTTAGTATATCTTTTGCTTTCATAATTTATTCTTCTTTTATTATTTCGTCTGGCGCAGGCATATTATCTAGCTTATATGCCATAATATATTTTTTATTTAAAATAAATGATTTAAAAATACGATGGTATCCATCTGCAACTTGTCCGGTATCATCTAATATTATAGGAATATTTATGTCACAATCAAACACTCTCTTACATTCTTCGCAAAATATAAGGCAATTTAATCTATTCATCCATTTTTGCTCATTTGTTAAATCAAAACAAGCAAGAGGGTATTTAAAAGGTTTTATTTTTTTTGATTTGACATATTTATATAAAGTATTTGCTTGCCATCTTTTATTACCTCTTACATAACCTGATTCTATAAATTCAGTTTTTGAAATATTAATTCTTGGTAAATATTCTTCTTTCATAATTATAATTTTATTTGTGATGTATTAATTTCTATTGATTCCCATTTATCTTCATCTTTTATAAATTCCTTAGTTTCATATATCTCAGCAATAAGCCTACGAAGCATAGAAAGAGAATCAGGTGCATCGTCAGGCTGATTTGTTTTACCTTTTACATAAGCAGTAAGTTGTTTCATGAATAAGGCATAATCACTTCCTTCTTTATATTTTCTTTTAAATAAAACATGTTTTTTTATCCAAAAAGAATCAGTACTTATTCTAGTTTCCTTATTGGAAGTTGTTTGTTTCCAATAAATTTCCGTATTATTTACTTTTTTTTGTATGCTTTTTGCGAACAACTTTCCACCATTGTTACTTTCAAATCTTGCAATATCAATATTATTCTCGTTATATGCACTTGCAATAAGAGGTTCTGTAAATTCCATATTGAGTTGAGTAAATATCACATCGTAAAGATAATACAAATTTCCTACTTTTTTAACCATAGGAGAAGAAAGATAATCAGTCCCGCTATCAGCAGTGTCACAAATAGATAAGTTAGATTCAAATTCATAAGGATCATCATCATAATACAAGAGTTCATCAGCCTTGAAAAGTTGACCCTTTATATCTATGGGTTCTTGCATATATTCAGCCGACCAAGTCATAGAATCAATTTCGCTTCTTTCTTTCTGATAAAAAGCCGTAGAATGAACTTTAGAACAAAATGTCTCCCCTTTTTCATTTAATGCGGAAATACTAACTATCTTATCATATTTATCTTCATTCCTTCCTATAACATCTGTTTTAGTCCATCTAGTTCCAATATCTATACGACAACAATTCCCCTCTACACGTGAACGCATAGCCGAATCATCCCAAGATATTACTTTATCATTATATGTCCCTGAAAGAGCATCTGTCATATTACTGAAAAGGTCATCGGTAATAGCAAGCATGGAAGAACCCATACCAATAATATTACCACCGACACCGTTTCCAAAATAGGATACATCAACAGCTGAATCGAGTACAAGTTTTTCAGAATTATTTATCTTTAGAAATATATTATTTTCAAAACATTTTCTCCATTTTTCTGTATTAATAATTTCTCCAATATCTTTTGAAAATTTTCTATATAGTGAAGAAGTTGCACTGTTCCTCATTATTGATTTTTCAGGAAATAGTCCCAACATAAAACAACAAAAAAGAGATACCATGTAACTCTTTCCTGCACGTGGTGGTAATGATATGGCTACTCTTACCGAATGTCCTTTTTTAAATTCATCATGAACATATTGAAGTGTATCTATAACTTCATTCAATGCATCTCTTCCTGAGAAAAATTTAACATCCCAATAAAACAAAAAACTTTTGAAGTTGCCTTCTTTAGCCCTTCTTCTCCAAATTTCTATTTTGGCTTTTATTGCTTGTTCTAAATTTTCACGTTTCTTTTTCATCTTCTACAATCTCCGCATCCTCAATATCTCCTGCAAGTTCTTTAAGCTGCTCATCAGTATAGTTGCTGAGTTCATTATTTACATTATTAATATTAGGTAATGTAGACCATCCCATGACTTTTACAAGCAAACTTATAGATTCTAATTTATCATAAATCTTAAGTTCTTGCGATCCATCCCTTAAAAATTTAATACCCCCAAAAGCCTCTCTCATGCTTTCAGTCCATTCGGACATAGGCTTAATCTTAAGACATCCATCCCCATCATCTTCATAGTAATCGCAAATTTGAACTTCAGCAATTCTTTGTAATCTGACGGCCGTATTTTCTCTACTTATGCGACTATATATTTTTTTGTCTTCATAATATTTATTAATCGTCCTAATCATTTCAGGACTTTCAACAAGATTAGATGCACACTCCGAAGCTTTATAGTCAGGCAATGTATCATTAAATGCCGTATTATAAGCTTTTGCAGGAGAACTTCCTCCAACAAGAAGTCTAGCAAACATATCTCTTTTTATATCAAGAGATAACTCATCATATCTTGCAAGCGAACTATTCATACTTATTCAATACCCATTTTATTTAGTGTCTTATACACGGCTTTCATGGTCGAAGCATAATTAGGGTCTGTGGCATATTTTCTATCTCCTTCTTGCAATTTATCGACAAATTTATAAGGATCTTTTCTGTATCCCCATGCTTCAGTAAAACTGGTAAGAACTTTATTATGATCAAGTATAGCTTCTTGTAATGAATCATAATCCCTAAACCATAATTTTGCTATGCATTTTATATTTCCACTTTTAAGAACTGTTTTTGAAATAATTTCTTCATTTATTTGAAGCCTTAAATTGGATTCTTTTTTAATTATTTCGGTAGTTCTTACCAAAATTCTTTTCCCCTTCCATGATTCTCCAGCTTTAACACCCCATAAGTTATACTTGCCTATGGCTGATTTTCCCCATCCGCTTTCAAGACAAGCTTGAGCGGTAATGAATAAGGAGGATACATCAATATCTTTTGCCGCATTATATATTTCTAACGCAAATGATTTATTCTTGCCCATTGTCTAACATTATTAATTTCTTTGAAAACTTTATCCTTAATGGAATTTTTCCACTTTATGCCTATTGTATTCCCTGCAAATATACACGGAATTTTTATAGGTAATATATTTTTATATTTATTTTCTATATATTCATTCTTTATTTTATACCAACTATCATCATAATTACCATCGCTTTCATGTCTTATAATCAATTTATAAGTAACGCCTACTACTGCTCCTGCCAAATAATTATCAACCCCGAAACAAACATCGTAAAAGTGAAATCCATTTATATTCTCATCAAATTTGGCTCTAATTCTATCCTTCCTGATAGCAATGAACATACCATCTATCGTAACGCTTGATACATAATCTTCATTGATGAACAAAGGTGAAAAAATCAATAAATGAGGAGTCTTTACGTGGTATTTGTGTTCCTGTATTAACATACCCAAAGATACGCAATCATTTCCAGCCCATGAATCACCACTAAAAGAATTACTACCTACTACTCCAAGAACAGCCAATTCTTCATTTTCATCAAATATATTTTTTAATATGGTATCCCAATCTTTGTTATATATCTCAATGTCATTATGACAAAAAACCATCAAATCGTCCTCAGATTCATCAATGGCTTCATTGTAAGCCTTGCATATCGATGTATATCCTATTTTAGGAATAATCGGAATTTCCGATTTTATTCTGTTCTCGAAGTAAGGCTTACGCACATCGCTGCAATATACTAATGTCATTGGCTTATTATCTCTTTAACTTTTTGTATTCAAATTTTCCTCATATCTGCTTATTAAAAGATTAACAACATCAGCAACAATATCTTTGTCTACATTTAACTCTATGTTTGAATCTAATATTTTAATATTTATTTCAGACAAATTAGCATTTTGTAAAATTCCAATATTTGTTATTAACTCCATTCTTTTATTTGCAACAGCTTCTTCTATAGTCATTTTATTATCTCTTTAACTTTTTTCTGAAATTCTTCCAAGCTCCTTATCTCTCCCCCATCACCGCCATTTTCCTTGACTTTGGTAATGAACTCAATTTGATCCTGCCTTAATTTATCTCTTCCTACCTTTATATCCCACGCATACATCCTACCTTTAAAGTAAAATATAAAGTCGGTAGTTCCTCTAATAACGCCTAAACTTTTGAGTTTAGCCATCCTTATAGCACCCGCATTTCCATCCATCTGAGTTGTAAGGTTATTATTCACACTGAATAGTAATCCTCTTAAATCCGGGTAAGTGTTCCACATCCAAGTGAAACACTTTGCCTGTAATTGGTTATGTGTTAATCCTGATTTCTCCATATCCTATATACCAATTTCCTTTTGAAATTTCATTAATCATCCTTACACATTCATTCTCTCCTTCTTTAATGCATTTCATCTTTTCTTCGGTATTCATATTTTGAATAGGATTTTCTTCAAACATATCTTCCGAATGCAAATACATATTAATCCATGAAGGATAAGGATAAGAATCATTCAAACCGAAACATTTATTTACCCTATTGCTATATTCCACATCCTCCCATCCGTATCTTCCATATTTCTCGTTATAGTATCCCACCTTTTCGATACACTCCCTATCCATATAGTAAAATGCACCTATATACGGAGATGCTATTTGAATAACATCCCCATGAGCGCTTAATATATCAGCATTCTTCAAATCAATTCCACCTAGATAATGAACTTTATTGAATGTACACCAATCAATTATCTTTTCTTTCCATCCATCAATAACGGGATATGCGTCATCATCAAAGATAAATATATGTCCCTTGCACTCATCATAAAACTTCTTGATCAACCTGTTTTTCGCATATGCCGCACCTCTCTTTTCGGTATCAGTAAAAATACCTACATCACACCCATATTCATGTATAGGTCTATTACCGCAAGTTATAACGCCTACTTCGATTTTGTCTTCCATCCTTCAAAAGTTTTATATACCTTTCCTGCAATATAACCCGACAACAAACTGGACATCTCCGAATCAATATCCTTAATACCTAAGTCTTCAAATATATCGTCCCTTACATGACCCGATTCATGAGTGATGGTATCTATGAAATCCGACATATTTCCATATCCTTCTCCGTCTATATGCACTAAATAACCATATAAATTATCTTTCTTATCCACTACACGGATAACAAAAGCCTCATGTCCTTTTAGGAAAGAATTATATACACTCCTGTCTAATTCCGCATACTTGTCTTCGCAATCATCGGAGTTTAACGCGAACCTGAACCTTTCTTGCAATTCTTCCAGCGTCGGGCTAACCGCTACATGCAAGACACGCCTGAATACGCCCAAATCATAACTTGCTATCATATTTTTATTTTTCCTCCTCTATTAAACTCTTCTTTTTTCTTTCTTCGTATTCTTCTTTTGTTATATCCACCCATTTACCGTTTACTTCTGATCTGAATATATTTAATTCTATTCTTTTATCATCAGGAGTAATCATATAAAGATATCCAATTGTATCGTAATCTCCATTATTTTTATCAGTCAAGAAATCTTCAGAATATATTTTAAATTTTTTATTCATCGGATAATATGGCAAAGTAATAGGATATAGTTTATTTACGATCTTATCTGTTTCCCCACTTGAATATATATCTTGACTATTTATATCAATACACTCTAATCTATTATTATCACTGTATGATACATTTCCATCCTTATCTGTCTTTTTAAAAAGACTACTCATTCTAGGGCATTGGATCAATTTATCGTTCCAACAACATGGCTCCACATTTTCAAAGTCTTCATCAGTAATAGGAGTTAATGGACGACCCTCCATCAATCTTATCAAAATATTTTTGGTAATACTAAAAGAATACCCGCTATGGTCATCATTACATAAAGACTCATACGCTTTTAACGCTGATTGATAACATGAACAACCATAATCAAATGATTTTCCATCCCAGTCGGGATTTTCTTTTTTGCATGCTATTGCAATTTCTCTTTTAGACCAATCAATCATATTCATATTTTTATTTTTTATTTTTGCAAATATACGCATTTTTATTCTATTTAAATCACAATTTTAGTTAATAATGTGAAATCCGAATTTTGAAAATTATTTGAGAGAGACTCGATGCGTTTCACTCAAAAATAGAAAAGGGTAAGCACCCCCCCTCCCCAATGATCCCAAAAACATTAACCTTAGACATATGTATTTATTATTAGCAATAATGATTATTTGATATATATATTTGATTATCAATACAATAAAAGATGATGTTTTAACTATTATAAACAATAATATAACTTACATTAACAACTTTGTGTTGATATAATATTTATCTTTACAGTGTTG